CTCGTTATGGATGTGAGATTCTAATTGAGAATGGAACTGTTTCTCAGATTAAAGACCCATCCTTTCCTAATGATGCATATATTGTATGGTATACAGTAAACGAAAATTCTTATATGGATTTGTGTCGTGGAACAAGAGTTAAAATCTTTGATATGTACTATGATAAGTTTGGTTCCGGTGCAGTAAAAAAAATTGATTGGGGTTATGGTAGAATATCTCCTAGAATGTGGGGATACAGAGCACCCGAAAAGAAAAAGCGAAAGTGATTTCCTAGAAAGGCGGAAAAAAATCCCCCAAAAAATTCACCCAAAAAGGTTTTCAAGAGAGGATTGACAAGTCCTCTCTTTTTTTGTATAATGAAAAAAGAATATTAATCTAAATGGACCAAGAAAAAATTAAATTAATTATTCGGAATATGGAACTGCTCTTGGATGCACTCAAGGCAGAAGTATATCCAGACACTAAACAATATAAGTATGATGATATTCGTCCAGAAGAAATTGACTATGATGAGGTTTTTTAACTAATGTCTTTAAGAGCAAAGAAACTTGTAAAACTGTTGGAAAGATTGATTAAACAGGACCATCTATATTCTAATGAAGAACTTAAGCAAATGAAATCACAATTGCGAGTTGTGAAAGAAGAACTTGCAGAACTAGAAGCAAAAACATCAAAAGGATTTGGAAAATGAAACCAATTAAAGCAAAAGACCTTTTAGAACTTGACCGTTATATGCAAGTTGTGATGATTCGTCAGACACAACTTCCACAAACTCTTGTTTGGCAGGCAGGTAAGAATGATTATAGTGAAGACCCTATTCACACCAAGTTTCCTCCTGCGGAAAAAGAATGTGGTAAATGGGTAATTGAACAGTTACTTGCAAATGAACGAGGACACTGGGGTCCACTGGAGCATCCTGCCATTTCTCTGGACTGTGTTGGGTTTGTTCATAATGTAATGGTTCAGGCAAGGACTCACCGTGTTGGAGTTTCCTTTGATGTCCAGTCTCAGCGTTATACTGGTCGTCGTGTATTAAAGGTTGCGACTGGGGACCTGAAACCCGAAGAGGTTTTCTATGTGCGTCCAGAAGGTCTCTACCTTGACCGTAAAGGGCACAAGTACGAATGGACGAAGGAAGATTACGAAAGGCAACTAAAGTTCTGTCTGGCGGCATCTGAGAGGTATGCAGAGGGTTATGATACTCGTGGTATGGCAGAGGAACATCTTCGTGATTATCTTCCTCAAAACATTCGCCAGAACTTTGTGGTTTCGTTCTCGCTCCGTGCCGCACTTCACTTTCTGGACCTTCGTGCTAAACTTGATGCTCAAGTAGAGATTCAGGCATTATGTGAATCGATGGTGCCAGTAATGAAAGAATGGGTCCCAGAAATCTTCAGTTATTATGAAGAAAAGCGTCTACACAAAGCACGACTTTCTCCCTAAATATTTTGTAAATTATTATACCTTATGTGCCCAACTTATAGATTTGAGAATACAGAAACAGGTGAAATCTTTGAGAAATGGATGCTTATGGCAGACAAAGACCCATATCTCAAAGAAAATACTCATATGAAACCTCTTATACCAACACAAATGAATGTTGGTGAAGTGGGGGATTGGAGAAATAAACTAACCTCCAAACATCCTTCGTGGAATGATGTACTCGGACAAGCTCAGAAAATGCCCGGTTCAACTGTAAAAAAACTATAAACACTTATGGCAAGAAGAAAAAGAGCAGAGCAACAAAATGATGTTGGTCTTACCACTCGTCAAACAAAGCGTAAAAAACCCTTAAGTGGTGAATATCTAGTAGATATTGACCCACTTACAGATAATCAAAGAAAACTTTTTGATTCTTATGCGGAACAGAAACATTTAGTTGCCTATGGGTGTGCCGGTACGGGTAAAACTTTTATTACTCTTTATAATGCTCTTCGTGAGGTTTTAGATGAAAAAACACCTTACGAAAAAATCTATCTTGTCCGTTCTTTAGTTGCCACAAGAGAGATTGGATTTCTTCCCGGTTCTTATGATGACAAGTCGGATATTTACCAAATTCCTTATAAGAATATGGTTAAGTATATGTTCCAGATGCCTTCTGATGCTGAATTTGAGATGCTTTATGGCAATCTCAAGGCACAGGAAACCATTAAGTTCTGGAGTACTTCATTCCTCAGAGGAACCACGCTTGATAATTCTATTATTATTGTGGATGAATTCCAAAATATGTCATATCACGAACTTGATTCTATTATCACTCGTGTTGGTGAAAACTCTAAAATTATGTTTTGTGGAGATGCGTCTCAGTCAGATTTACAAAAAACTAATGAGAGAAATGGTATTATTGATTTTATGACAGTCTTGCGTAAAATGACATCTTTTGATATAATTGAATTTGGTGTCGATGATATTGTTCGTTCTGGACTTGTCAAAGAATATATTATTGCGAAACTAGAAGCAGGTTTTTAATGTTTAATCATCTTGATAATGTACTTCCTCAACTTGAAAGAGAAACGATTGATGGGGTCCGATACTATTCTATTCCCGATGAGGACCAACTACTCAAGTTGGTCTCCATTACCTCAGTAACCAGTCATTTTAATAAGGAAATCTTTGTCAAATGGCGTAAAAGAGTCGGTAATGAGGAAGCAGACCGAATCACCAAGTCATCAACAAGTCGTGGAACCGACTTACATACTCTGGTAGAGAATTATCTTTATAATAGAGACCTTCCAACAGTTCAACCCATATCGGATTTTCTTTTTAAGATTGCTAAAACTGAACTGAATAAAATTGATAATATTTACTGCCTAGAAGGTGCCTTATACAGTAAGCAACTTGGTGTGGCAGGGACAACTGATTGTATTGCCGAGTTTGATGGAGAACTTTCGGTTATTGACTTCAAGACTTCTAAAAAACCCAAACCCAGAGAATGGATTGAGAATTATTTCGTTCAGGCGATGTTCTATGGAATGGCACTCTATGAGATGACTGGTATTCGGATTAAGAAACTAGTAATCATTATGACCTGCGAGAACGGAGAATGTGTCATTTACGAAGAAAGAGACCTAAACAAGTATATGAAACTCGTGGTCCAATACATCAAAAAGTTTGTGAATGATAAACTCGAATTGATGTCTACTTGACTAATTGATTATTATATCTTATAATACATATTATTACTGCTAAACTATGACAAATATACTAGCGACATTTCTAGAGATTAATATAGAAGATATGGAATCACCCGAATCGAATAAAGAATTAGAGAAGGCAATTGAAGATAAGTTTCTTACACCTTCTAAGTTTGCTATAGAAATCGAAAAAATAGTTGCCGAAGAAAACTGCAATTATATCGATGCAATTTGTCATTATTGTGAAATTAATGGTATTGATATTGAATCAGTTACTAAGTTAGTTTCCAAACCTCTTAAAGAAAGATTGAAGTATGATGCGATTAATTTGAATTTTATGAAGCGAATTTCGAAAGCAAAACTGCCTATCTGATGTCACCCTTTGAAACTTATCAGGCTTATTTGGGAATCAAGAATCACTTTTCTAATCCCAAATATGATTACTTTAAATATAAAAAAACAAGAGCAACACTAACTTCCTTCAATAAACGCAAAGACAAATATTTCTTCGAGAAATCTTCAAGAAAATATAATGATAAAGAAATTGTTAATTTTCTAGTATCAAACTTTGTAGCAGCAGACAATACGAGTAACTTATGGATTGGCGAAATTATCAATTCTGGAGAAAGAACCTACCAAGAATGGATGAAAAGGCAGCAGAGTCTGACTTACTTATTCAAGGAGCAATCGACAGAATTGTTCTCTCAGGCAAAATTAGAGAATGTATTCGACTGCTCGAAAGGTCATCCAATTCTTCTCAAAACATTTCTAAAAAGTGAATTGGCACCCGAAATAATGGTAATCTATGATAAAATATTTTCGTATATTAGTGAGTTTGACAAGAAACTTCTGGACCCAGTATGGGAAACCGTAAGTTTAAAAATTAAGAAATACAAACCCTTTATACATATTGATATATTCCAGTACAAAAAACTTTTACGGGACATTATAAATGAGTAGTTTTTTTGATTCTGATATTATTCAGGATGAACTAAAAGAAATCAATCAACTTCAAGAGTTTATATACAATAGTATTTTAACTTTTGGTATGATGCCTCGTGAAGATAAACTGGAACATATTGATAAAATGACAATACTGCTTGAAAAGCAGCGTATTATGTACACAAGACTTTCTCTTTCCGATGACCCTCAAGCAGTTGAGATGAAAGAAAATCTAAGAAGGTCAGTTGCTCTGATGGGATTTCCACCAGAGACTGATATGAATATACTTTTCAGTAGTATGACAAAAACAATTGAATCACTCAAAAAGTATCTTGACTAATGAGTGATTTTTTGCTATAATATCTAAGTAATCCAACAAATCCAAACTATCCTAAAAAATCTTATGTCGTTCTCGGACTTAAAAAAACAATCTAAACTTGGTTCTCTCACCGAAAAACTGGTGAAAGAAGTCGAAAAAATGAATAATTCTGGTAATTCTTCTGATGACCGTCTGTGGAAATTGGAATGTGATAAAGCAAATAATGGTTATGCCGTCATTCGCTTCCTTCCTGCTCCTGATGGTGAAGACCTACCATTCGTCAAAGTCTATTCTCACGCCTTTCAGGGACCCGGAGGTTGGTTGATAGACTCGTGTCTCACTACTCTCAACCAGAAGTGCCCCGTATGTGAGCACAACGGTCAATTGTGGAACTCTGGTATAGACTCCAATAAGGAAGTTGCCCGTAAGCAGAAGCGTAAACTGACTTATATGAGTAATATCTATGTTGTCAAGGACCCTGCTAATCCTGATAATGAGGGTAAAGTCTTTCTCTTCAAGTATGGTAAGAAAATCTTTGACAAACTCACGGAAGCGATGCAACCTGAGTTTGAAGATGAAACTGCCATCGATCCGTTTGATTTCTGGACTGGTGCTAATTTCAAACTGAAGGCAAAGAGTGTTGCTGGTTATAGGAACTATGATTCCAGCGAATTTGCCGCTCAGGGTGCTTTGTTGAATGATGATGATGCTATGGAAGCAATCTGGAAGAAGCAGTTTTCTCTTTCCGAGTTTGTTTCTCCTGACCAGTTCAAGTCCTATGAAGAAATGAAGAAGCGTCTTGAAGTTGCCTTAGGTGGAAAAACATCCCGTACTGATTCTGAAGTTGAGGATGAGGATGACTATCGTGGTCCTGCTCCTTCTCTGACTGAAGACCTGCGTACCGAACTTAGCAACCTGAAACCGACTCGTTCTGTTGCGGTTGATGATGATGAGGATTCTGATGAAACCTTATCATATTTTGCCCGCCTAGCGGAATAATAGGTAAAGAGGAGAGAAATCTCCTCTTTTTTATGGCATCGTGACTCTTGTGTTTTCGGTGCGAATTAATTTTTTATCAATATATTGAGAAGACCTATCATAATACATAATCCTTCTCATATCATTTAAGTATTGTTGTAGATATTCCGTTCTTAGTAGATAGATGGACCTCTTTTCCTCATTCTTTCTAGTTTCATATTCATAGTTACTAATACCGACAACAGGATTTAAAGTTTGTATGGAAATATTAGGGTCTGGAATAGTAAATGTTGGGTCTACAATTTTACCACTAGGAAGTATGAGTCTTCCATTAGAATCTTTGATTTCTTTAGTTTCATAATGATGTATTGCATTTAAGTCATTTCCATATAATTGTTCCGAGTATCTATAGATATCCCTATTAGAAAGAGGCCATTCATCTCTGATATGTACAATACCTGCCGTTAATATAACAACCCAGTCATAATCTGCCTTTCCATAAACTTCTTCGGCAACAGTATCGGGTCTTGCTCCTTCCGGAATCTGATACTTATTAAACAGAGTAAAAACATTCTTTAAGTCATCACGAAGTTTTACACGACGAAATAGATTCTTTGCTCTTACATAATTCTGTGAAGAATTACTATCCACAAAGGGTGATTGGTACTCTAAATCTGGAAGCTCTCTAAAGTAAGACATATCAGTAACCTACTGCTTGTTGACCAATACTACTATTATAATCTTCATTATAAATCGGATTCAGTTCGGTAAAACTAAGAGACAATTTCATATGAACCGGAGTTTTATCAGCATAAGTAGCATATGAACCTGAACCCGTATAATTCATACCCATACTAGTCAGAGCACAGGGTTTGAATTTGTTTAGGTAAGGATGGTCTTGACTTCCACTCTTATATTTTAGAAGGAAAATATTTGGTGCTGAAATGAATAAACCAGCACCTTCAGTATTGCTACCAGTTTTTGGTGCCATAGATTGCTTAAAGATTCTTATAATTTCTTTAACTACATTAGATTCTTTCTCATCTCTTGGAGCAAAATCAAAATCAAAGGCAAAAGACCTTAAATTGACACCCTGGAATAATAGTTCTAGATTTGGATTTAAAACATTTCCACTGGCTCTTGATAATAATCCTTCTGGAGACGTATTTGCTCCCAATTCATTAACTAGTTTTGATTGAAAATACTTTGTGATTAAATCCTGCCCACCACCTTTGGTTGC